TATCGAACACCTTTTTTCAGGCTGATATAACGCTCGATGAGCTGTACCACAGTAATTTTGCCCCCGGCGTAATCGATACCATCCCCGACCTGTTTCTGAATCTCTTGCTCTTTCTCTCGCAGCTCTTTCAAATCAGAGGAGTATACAGTCTGCCGTTTGCCCCGAACATCTGTGTAACGGTATTGGTAAATCAGGTCTTTCCTTTGGCTCTCTCCCGTCCTTAGAATACGCCCTTTGATATCTTTGCGTTTTTCGGACATTCATAAACTCCTTTCCTTGCTGGAAAGAGCCTTGATATGACACAGCTATTGTAACATACCAAGGCTCTTTGCGCATCAAAAATTTTTAGATGGAATATGCCTGCTCGATAAACTTGTCAAACAGGCCACGTTTGATGAGGCGTTTGTTGCCTACCCACAGGACAAATTTGCACTGTTCGTCGTTGGTCAGCTCCCGCAGTTTGTTGACCCCGATGCCGGAGTAAGCAGCCGCCTCTTCCAGGCTCAGATTGCTCTTGAGCCAGAATGGGATCTCCTTCATGGCTTGCTTACTGGATGCCGGTGGAACCGAAGCCACCTCGGGACTCCTCCCCCAGATCATCCACTTCATTGAAGTGAATGGGCGGCTGATGGCGCTCGATGCGGAACTGGCAGATGCGGTCGTTCTTGTGAATAACCGTATCCCTCACTGCCAGCGCAGGGAAACGCCAGATATCTTGGGCGCCGCAGTACCCTTCATCGATTAAGCCGAATGAGTTGGTCTGAAGCACACCGAAGTTTTTAAAGGTAGAACTCCGGGGAATCACATGAGCTTCGTAACCCTCTGGCAGCTTCATACTGACACCGAGAGAGATGAGCCGGAACTCTCCGGCCTTCATCTCTACATCCTCGGCAACCCGCAGGTCGATCCAGTCGCTGCCTGGCTTCTGCTCCAGATGAATCAGTTCAGGGTCATGGTATTTGATTTCAATTCGCATAGAATCTCCTTAGATATCGTCCCGGATGTCGTCCAGGTCTCTGATGTGTGAGGCGATCTCATACTCGACGTCGTCGTAGGACATGGGTGTCAGGTCGGCCTCGTCGTAATTTTCGGCGCAGGTCTCGCAGACAAAATCGCCGTTTTCTGTGGAGTAGAACGGCTCGTAAAGCGGTTCTCCGCAGTCCTCGCAGTAGAGGTTTGGGTACGTATGTGTCGCAGGAAACATAGAGCCTCCTCTCAGGTGTTCCGCTGAGACCAGCAGTAGTCGATGAAGCGGTCCCAGTTCAGCATGAGCTGCTCGTAGATATCAACTTTGCGTTCGGCTTCACGGCCGCACCACTCCCTGATGATGACTTCGTACTCACAGCGGGACCAGAAGTGATACATCAGCTCGTGACGCAGCTCCTCCGCAAAGGACTCACGGGTCAGTTTCTTGTCCTTGAAAAGCTTTCGCACAAATCGTTCCACTCCAAGGTGCTCGAACACATTGATGACATCAATGGTGCCTTTGTTGGTGTCGTGGTAGTAGACGTTCCATTCCATAATCTCACCCCAGGTCAGGTGTCAGCATCAGACTGGAGCCCTCGGTAACGATCTGGGGCAGCCTCCCGTCCCACTTCTCCAGGTACATAGACTGGATGTACTCGTCAGGCATGGAAGCAAGGGCTTCCTTGGTAATTTTCATGGCCTCCGCCTCACCCTTGGCTTTGGCGATAGCAGCATCCGCCTCAATAGCAGCGACTTCCTTAGCTTGCTCGGCTTTGACAACAGCGGTCTTCTTCTCCTGCTCTGCACGAAGAGCGTCCTGCTCAGCGGTCATCTTAGCCTCAACACTGGCCTCAAAAGCATCAGAAAAATCCAGGTTAGCCACGACGCAGGAGGTGAAGTGGACTGGGAACGTATCTTCCAGCTTGGAGATCTCCTCTTCCACCTCGAAGGACAGGTTGGAGCGGTTTTCCAGCAGAGGCATAGCGGAGTAACGAGCCAAGACGATCTTAGTGCGCTCCTCCACGACCTTGGCGATCTTGGTCTCGAGAATCTCATAGGAACCATACTGGGAAGCGATCTCCATCATGCGGTCGGTCTGAGGCTCATACTGGTACTCGATGGAGACCTCAACAGGCTGTGCATCCTTGGTGTAGGTAGCGAAGGCAGCCTCCCGCACATGGATGCGCAGATCATACATGGAAACCTTCTGGGTAATGGGGTTGACGAAGTGTAGGCCACTGTCGAGAGTGTCGGTCACGGTGCCGAAAGTGCGGACGATGCCGACCTCGGTCTGATCAACGACCTTGATGCCCCGAATGCCGAAGAGGATGAACAGCAGAACGAGGATACCGCAGGGAATTGCCTTGCGGAGAACCTTGACAGGGCCAACATCATAGCCACCCTCCTTCTGCAACGACTTATAGAAGCCGTTGAGAATCAGGAAGGACGCGAGTGCCAGGATAAGCAGGATGACGGTAAGTACAATCATTGGATTCTCCTTTGAAATCAGTAGCTCTCAAGGGAAGCTACGTAGTCTTTGATATCGTTGATGGTGTCAACAGGGCTTTGGTTCGCCCACTTGAGAGAGTTAGTCAGATCGTCCCGAATGATGCCCTCGATGGACTTCTGGTAGTGCTCATCGGCAACCAGATTGACCTCAAAAGCGTATGTGTTCGGTTTGCTGACCGCTCCTCCGGTGACGTGGTCATAGACCTTTGGGACCTCCTGGAGCATAAAGTAATAGTCGGCCAATTCCCGTTGGACGGCATCCATATTGAGGGTGCCGTCCGGATTGCAGACGATTTCTGTCCAAAAGTCTTTGAAGATTTTCTGGTAGTTAATCATGTGGTTCCCTCCCAGAGGACGACGTTGCCGCTGTTGACGATGGTTTTCTGAACGTCTATGACACGCTGGTTAGAGGAACCCCGCCATGCAAGCGAGAGGTCTTTCAGGTCCTTCTGGAAGGGGCCGTCGACGACGACATCGCAGGCACAGACAAGATGTAAACGAGCAACAGCTAATGCTGTATCTTGCAACGTGTCTGGAAAACAAGTAACAGAATCGGCGAGTGCCTCCCACGTAAAGCCGCTCCAGAGCCAAACCGTTTTGTCTAGGAGATGAACCTCATCTGCCAGTTTGTGGAGCTGTTCCATCCCTTCGACTGACTGCCACAAAGGGTCGCCGCCAAGGATGGAAAGACCGGCGCAGTAGGGCTTAGCGACATTATCCAGGACCAGACGGGCGGCCCGTTCGGTGAACGGGCGCCCGTAAGTGAAGTCCTGTTGGTCTTGGTTGAAACAGTCGGGGCAATGGAAGTTGCAGCCTGAGACGAAGAGAGAGGTGCGGATGCCGGGGCCGTTGGAGACATCCATGCGGCGGATACTGGCATAGTTCATTCTTCCACCTCGTGATTGTCAAGATGCACGTAGCGGTCTCGAATCTCTTCTGTCCGCCCCTGATTCCAATACTGCGTGCCGATGTAGCCGCAGGTTCGTCTGGCGACATTCATCTTGGATTGGTCTGTATTGCCGCAGTTTGGACAACGCCATGAGAGGACTCCATCGTTGTCAACAATCTCAATCTCGTGCTCATAGCCGCACACCTGGCAGTAATCGCTCTTGGTATTGAGCTCGGCGTACATGATATTGTCGTAGATGAATTTCAGCACCTCCAGAACCGCTTCAGGATTCTGCGTCAAGTCCGCAGTCTCGACATAGCTGATTGCCCCTCCGGGAGAAAGCTTCTGATACTTGGCTTCAATCGCCAGCTTTTCAAACGGATCGATTGGCTCACGCACATTGATGTGGTAGCTATTGGTGATGTACCCATGGTCTGTGATACCTTCGACCTCGCCAAAGCGGCGCTTCAGACAGGTAGCGAACTTGTAGGTAGTCGTCTCGATGGGCGATCCATAAAGTGAGTAGTCGATATGTTCCGCAGCCTTCCACTTGGCCGTATACTCGTTCAGTCTCTCCATGACCTGAATGCCAAAGTCAAACCCTTTTCCGTGAGAATGAGATTCACCAGTCATGTACTTGACGCACTCATAGAGACCAGCGTAACCAAGGCTCAGTGTGCTGTACCCGTCGTGAAGCAACGGATGGATGGGAGCGCCCTTCGGTAATCTGGCAAGAGCGCCATACCGCCACAAAATAGGAGCGACATCTGCTGTTGCCAGCGCCAGTCGCTCATGGCGGCACTGGAGCGCACGGTGGCAAAGCTCCAGTCGTTCGTCCAACAGCTCCCAGAACTTTGTCATATCGCCGCCAGAAGAGAGGGCAACGTCGGGAAGATTGATGGTGACAACGCCCTGATTGAACCGGCCCCAGTATTTCGGCTTACCTTCGGCATCGAGATAAGGAGTCAGGAAGGAGCGGCAGCCCATGCAGCCGTAAACATTGCCATTGCCATTGGCGTCTACTTTGTCACGGCGCATGATCTTAGCGGAAATGTAGTCCGGAACCAGTCGTTTGGAGGTACACTGGGCGGCCAGTACCGTCAGATACCAGTAAGGAGAGTCCTCAGTAATGTTGTTTTCGTCCAGCACATACAGGAGCTTCGGGAATGCCGGAGTGATATAGTGCCCAGACTCATTCTTGAACCCAAGGATACGCTGTCTCAGGAACTCCTCGATGAGCAGCGCAGTTTCCTCTTGGTATTCCGGATCATCATTGAGGTACATAAATACGCTCAGGAACGGTGCCTGCCCGTTGGTATTGGTCATGCTGTTGACCTGATAATTGAAGGTCTGAACAGCATCGGCGATTTCCTTCTGTGTGTCCTCCATCGCCCAGCTATCCGCCTCTCCGTCAGACATACCCCTGCTGAGGTACTTGCGTCGATGCCACTCACGACTATCTCGAACAAACGGAGCCAGATGAGAAAGGTTGATGGTGGCGCCGCCGTAGGAAGAACTGGTCACGGCAGTAATAATCTGCGTGGAAATCGTAGCGGCGGTAATAAGCCGATGTGGCTTGTCAATCTGAACGCCGTTGATAACCGTGCCGTTCTGAAGCATGTCTTGCAGATTGATGAGCTCACAGTTGTGAAGACTCAATTGAGCGTAATAGTCGGCGTCATGAAAGTGAATGACGCCTTCGTCGTGCGCCTCGACAATATCCTTGGGCAACAGGAACCGCCGGGTGATGTCCGTACTTGTAACGCCAGCGATGTAGTCCCGCTGGGTTGTCACCACCTTCGGGTTTTTGTTACTATTCTCGGTCTTCCAGTATTCGTTCTCACCATCCAGCAATTCCTTAATGGTCTTGTCGGTGGTGTTGCTCTGCCGAATCAGCTCATGCTGGTAGCGGTACTGCACATACTGCGTGGCGACGTCCTTGTACTTACTTGCCATCAGCTTACGGACGATAATGTCCTGGATCTCCTCGACGGCCATGTCCTGTTTGCGGGCCTCGATGTCGTCGGCAATCTTAGCACAGAAAGTGTATGTATCTGCGGGCAGTTCATCGGGGTACACCTCAACGAACGCCTTCGTAATGGCTTTGACGATTTTGCTGCGGTCAAACTCGACCTTGCGGCCATCTCTCTTGGTAACTGTCATTCCGCACCCTCCCCACAGTAGATATCGACACAGCACATGATCTCGTCAGCCGCCTTTTCAACGTCGGTGTTCTCGATCACGAAGGTGTATTCAAAAAGTTCGCCCAGCTCTTCCCTGCCGCCATCAAAGGCTTGCACGTCATGCGCCATACGGCTGGCGGCCTCCAGAGAACCGTCCCGCAGGAACATTCTCTGGCGGATGACCGCCGGATCACACTCGATCCAGAAAGCCATGGGGACCTTATCTCCGTGGTAGGTCTGCCGGAATGTCCGGCAGCCTTCCAGGTCGATGACGTAGATGTCGTTCTCGTCCACCTGCTGTGCTGTGGCGCAGTAGCGGTGGCCGTTGAAATCGGTAAAGGCTACCTGGTCTTTGAGAGTGTCAAACTCCTCATCGGTCACGAAGGTATGGCCGGGTTCATGGGGAAAACGGGGCTTTCTTGTGGTGTAGCTCTGGAGCTCCTTGAGGCCATACTTCTCATGGAGCTCACGGGAAATTGTACTCTTGCCGGAGCCGCTGGGCCCGACAAGGAGGATGATAGGTTTCTTGCTCATTCTTCCTCCTTTGGTATGGTTTGTTGGAGTTATCCTAAAATTTCCAGGCTAGTTACTCTAGGTCTTTGGACGTGCCATCTTTGCACGAAAGAAAGGTTTTATACAGTTCCTGCCGTGCATCGTCGATGACGGCGTCGATGATGGCTTTCGTCCGCTCTTCCGGCGGGCTGTGCAGCCATTTAGCCTTGAAGGCCCTCTTCGCCTTGAGCCAATCGTTCTCATCGGTATCGCCGCTGACGTACCAATCGTAGTCGTGGATCAGGTCGAACACATCGAAGATGAGTTCAGAGATCTCTCGGTCCTCGAAGACGTTAGTCGGTTTGTCAGTCCAGCCGAAGATCTCGCTCTTAGCTTGGGAATCGGTGTAGTCAAAATGCCCGCCGCTCATAAAAATTCTCCCTCCCGAATCCGCCGCACACGGTCATCCCAGTATTCATCAGCGCCGACCTTGCGGCAATCGTTGCCGTAGTAAGCGATCCGTTCCGGGAGATTGGCGTTGACGGCGTCAAACTTCAGCCCCCAACTGGCACAGGCATCTACGGCAGCCCGAAGGTCATCCCCTTCCCGGCAGGTCCAGAGGATGAGTTTGGCGCCAGCCATTTGTTCCCAGATAGCGGAGCCGATCACACCCCAATAAGGAGCGCCGATAGCAGGATACCTGTCAGAACAGAGGCAGCCGTCAAAGTCGATGGCGATGACTTTAGAACAATCAGACTTCATTGCGCTCACCAATCCTACCCCAGCACCAATCGTTGTACAGCTCATAGCGCCGATGAATATCAGCTGTCTGAATCTCTCCGTGCGTCAGGTCTACCAGCCGATTCCAGAGTCCGCAGGTGTGCGTCTCGGGACAAGATCCGCGGTACACACAGTTCGGTACGAGCACGTCTGACAGCTCAGGCTCCTTATCGTGCAAGGCGAACTTAAAGTCCTCAGCATAGAGTCTGGTTTCGTTAGCGGCTTGGAAGCACAGACGCTTGCGCATCGTATCAATCAGATGCTGCGCGTTCGCTTCGCCGGTGAAATCCACCGGAGCGTTCTGCGGGAGTTCATCCCGAGGAACGCCGGTACGGTCAGAACGCTGGGACTTAATGAAGCACTCCCACTTGTGGCGGCACCAGTGCGTTGCGACCCAGCTCTTGATGTCACGCCAGATCCACTTCACAGAGATGTCTCGAATGGGACTGTGCTCGGCAATGAGCATCTTGCGTTTGAACTCAGCGCTCGGTTCATGGCCGAGAGGAGGTTTGCCGACGGTTTCGCGGGCGTCGTTCACCACTTCCTCCCAATCGCCTTTGATTTTCAGGATCTCAGTTTTCAATGGGTTCCTCCTTTGTAGGTTGCGTGCCATGAAAGATGACAAGCATACTCGGGAACGGGGCGTTCATTGGCCTGCCTTCCTTATCGGTAACAGGCTTGCCATTCAGCTCGAAGGCAAGACGGCCTTTAAGGAACTCGATTTCTACGCCAGGCTTCCGGTAGATGTAATCATGGAACGATTTGCGATCTGTCCGTGCTGGAATCAGCAAGGCAACGGTAGTGCCCGGCTTTGCCGCTTCCATGTAGCATTTCTTTGTCCAGACGCCTGTCTCAACATTGCCATACGGAGGATTGCAGAACACTGTCTCCCCTCCCCAGTCCTGCGACAGCGCGTCATCGGCTTCCGTGAAATAATAATCACATTTGTGATTCGTTTCTGAGGCCGCCGCATCCAATGTGAAGTGAAAGCGATCATTCAGTTCGTCAAAGTATGATTGCGGCGTCTCCCAGTAAGTCTTATCACTGGAAAACATCACATCAGTATTCAATTAGTTTCCTCCTTTACGGGCTGCTGAAGCCAAGCCAAGGCGATACGACGACAGTATTCTACAGCGCTTATCTCCAAGTTCGGAAGAGCATTGCAAGTATCACCGCAGATACGGTCACAAAATTTACACGTTATGTCGTTGCAAATGTAGTCTGCAAACTCAGTGTCCGTCATCCGAGCGAAGCGGCTAGCGCAGTAGCGGAGGTCGTCGCCGTTGGTCACGACGGTGTTCTCCAATTCGTCAACGGTGTGCAGCATCATCCGCAGCTTCTCATTTTCCTGCCGCAGAGCTTCAATGGCCTTGGCGTCGTTCTCCAACAGGTCTGCGACATTGGCGTTGAACGACCCAGGGGCGGCATACGCCCGAAGGTCTTCAATCATACATTCTCGCTTCATTGTGCCTCCTTAATGAAAATAATGGTTTCCGATTTTCATATACTCGGCTGAGGACGGCTTCCGGGTGCTGAAGTACAGGGCGTCCCAGTTCAGGGTCGGCTCCGTCTCCGCCAGGACGGCGTCCACGGTGTCAAAGCACACAGACAGCGCCCCAAGTTCCTTGATACTGGCCGTGGTCAGAGCACCGGCACAGGCAAACTGCACCGGATTGCTCTGGTAGACCACGCCGTCAATGGTGTTAGGGAACAAAGGAGAACGCACACGGTTCAGAATCACCTCGACAACCGCACGACGCCCCTCCTCGGGCTCCCCTCTCGCTTCCCGGTAGACGACCATAGCGAGAAGGCCACGCTCGTAGCCTGTGAGCTCGCAATCCGCATAGATGGCGGGTTCCGGCTCGGGCTCCGGTTCTGACTCCGGAATGGTCAGCACAACGGGCATCTCAACGATAATCTCCGGCTCAGCGGTATCAGCAGCGCTGGCGTTTTGAATCAGGGTGATGAGGATTGTTGCCGTCAGCACCGCCGCCCAGAAGAGGACGGCGTATGTAAAAGGATTGTGTTTTCTTCGCATGTGTGTTCTCCTTTGCTTGGTTTAGTGGGGTACGTGGATGAAGTTCAAGACTTCATCGAGGCCGAGACCTCCTTCTTCGACTGGTTTCATGCACCAGGCATACTGGGCGGGATGGGTCGCCTTCATTCTTAGAAAGCGTTCCGGGTCTTGGGACAGTCCAAGGCAGCAGAACATACACCCCGTTCTCTGTGCGCCAGTCGTTTTGAGCTTTGTATCCTCCGGAATCCCGCAGGTCTGCGACATTGGCCGCAGCTCATCTGCCGTCAATGCGGCACCATCGGCAAGGACGCCGATGATATCACCGTAGACGGAGCAGAATGGCACGGCGTAACGGACGAGGTATTCCAGCACGTCTTGTTCCGTCCAGAATGCCAGCGGCGTCGAGATGGGCCGCTTATGGTCTTCGTAGGCGTTGCACCCATACCGCATCCATCTCTGTTTCCGGAGCATAGATTCCTGAGCCATCGTCCCGATGATGGCCCGCCGGCCACTTTCTTTTTCATACCGCTTTGCTGGGTCCTTCTTCATGATCTTGCAGCATTCCTCGGAGATCAGGTACGGGGCATCCAGGAGGTATTTGTACTTCGCCTTGTTGTATTTGGAGATCGAGCCGTCTGCGTTACGGCGTTCACCGTTCAGCTGGTCGAGGCGATACTGGTAGGTGCCGTCACCCTTTCGAAGACCCACACGAGCTTCCCGGATGACCTGCGACACCTCTTTAGAGATCACGGGGTAACCGCACGTCCGGATAACTTCTCGGAAATTCATCTTCGGCTTCAGCCACTCGACATTTTCGAATGTCTTGACGAACTCCCGGATCTCCGGATACTCCAGACCCGTATCGCAGAAGACTGCCGGAACATCCGGATACATGCTCCGGACGATATGTAAGAGGACGGTGGAGTCTTTTCCACCAGAAAAGCTCACATAAACCTGGCCTTCAAAGGCGTCGTACCATTCCCGGACGCGCCGCTTTGTCATAGAGATTTTCTGTGTCAGCGGCAACGCCTGCATTTGCGCCAGCTCCCACGACTGATGTCGTGCGGGGGGGGGATTACGTTCCGTCACTTCGTGTGACCTCCTAAAAATGGGCGCAAAAAGCCCATGGATTTGCAAGTGCGTACAATCTGTGCTTCCTGCCGGGCCAACGGCAGGGGTACATTAGTTGATGGCGTCATCCAGAACTTCGCCGGGGCGGAACTGAACGACCCACTTGGGCGGAATGTCGATCTTCTCGCCTGTGGTGGCATTCCGGCCGACCTTGGCGGCACGCTTCTTTACGTAGAAGGCGCCGAAGCCACGGAACTCCAGGGACTTATGGTCAGCCCATGCCTCGAACATCTCGGCCAGGACGGCGTCCAGCACCTCGGTCGTCTTGGCCTGACTGTAACCAGACCTCTTTGCGACATTACGGATGAATTCTTTCTTGTTCATTAAACCTCCTTGTAGGATTCGATGGCTTGTGCGATATAATCCATCAGCTCCTGGTCGTCACCACTGAAGTGCGGCTTCAGGAACCGGTAGATTTCGTGGAACAGGGCGGCAGCTTTGGCGTTCTTCCGGACTTCCGGATAAAATGTGCATTTCAGACGGTCGCCGAAGCAATGGCATTCTTCCATTTCCTTAGTGCCCCAGCAGACAGGCACAAATTTGTTGGAAGATTCTCTGATATGGTAGCTATCACACTTCATTAACATCCTCCTGCGCCTCGTAGCGGCCGTCGTAGCCTTCTAAGACGTCGTAATTGTCATATTCAAGGAAGAAAGTATTCTTTGGCCGCGGGCGGTCTGGAGAACTCCAACTCAAATGGCACTCCTTCACCTGCACAGAAACACATGTTGGATCGGACATATGCAACGCAATTACCGGGAGAATATCACCAGCCTCACAGATGGTGGTAAATGTGAGGTCGTTTTTCACTCGCACCCATTCACCGACTTCTGCGGGGCGATGAACGAGGGGTACGACGTGTGTAGCGTGGTAAGGATTATTGAGTGCCCACACCACATATTGGCCCTGAAAGAGACCCTGATAGTTATCGTATGTCATGACATCTTTGTAGTGATATACATGCCCTCTGGTGAAATCGCCACCAGTCTTCACACACACAACATCAAGCTCAGTCGCGCAAGCGATATCGCTGGGCAAAGAGAATGGCTGCTTGACCTTGGCGTCCTCTCTCATCTTCTTGATGTCATCCACTGCCTTGGCGGAGGTCACTACTGTGTTAACTCTCGAAGAATCCGCCATGGTGGCCTCATTAGGGAGAGCGATTGTCTTCTCGGTCGCCGGCAGGGCTTTGGTCTTCTCCCGCACCCGAAGGACTTTGAGCTGCTTCAGGTCAACGGCACGGGCGACCATCAGGCCGACCAGACCATCCCGGAGGACGTTGTCGCCGTCCACGATGATCTGCCGGTCGAGGAGGCCGTACTTGCGGAAGAAAGCGTAGCATTCTTTGATCTTCTCCGTCTTCGGGAGGCTATCAAACGGGACTTTGATGTCTGCAATGTCCATGACGACATTGCGGAAAGATAGGCTCATAAAACTCCTTTCTTACGGCAGCGCCCAGTTAGGTGCCCGGAGCTGGAAGGCGTCGCCGTGCTGAATGATATCGGGGTAGTTGCTCATTGCCACCTTGATGGCATACGGGTCGATCTCGTAGGCGTGGTACTCCACGTTTGTGAAGCCCATCTTGTCGAGGCAGTAGCGGCCCGTACCGATGCCATCATACATAGAGAGCACCACCAGCTTTTCATCCCGTGGAACATCCTTCAAAGCTCCATTCAGGATGTGCAGGATGACTTCGGCGCACCAGCCGTTGCCGAGGCCACGGAGACGCTGGGTCGTGCTGACGGCGCTGGTATAGCCGTCCGGCAGGGTCTGGAGCCGTTCCGCCTCCAGCGGCGTCAGCTTACGGACCATGTAAGTGCCGTCCTCTAGGTTGATGAAGTACGGAACGCCGCCGACTTCAATGGTGTTATCCCGCACCTCATAGGTCTTGCGGCCTTCGGCGCGGTTCACGGGACAGAGATACAGGCCCGTTTTCGCGCCGACACCACCTCCCTCCCCGCAGAGCGTCACTGCTTTGTGAAACGGAGAGTAGATGCGATACTGTTTGCTGTCGTGCTTGGCTTGATTCTTGGCCTTGTTCTCGATGGTCCCGACCCGGAACACACGATGATCACGGTCCGGAACACGCTTAATGAGTGTAAGGTCTTTGATGCTATAGCCGTCTCCGTCCGGCTCATCGACCAAGACGTCTGAGAGGTAAATGCCACGGTCTTCCGGCTGTTCCACGGACCAGTTGAAACCGTAGACCCGCTCCCGGCTTTGGGCGCTAACGAGGGCGGCGTCGATCATCATCAGATCAACGCCAAGCTCGGAGGAAATCTGCGCCTTGATGGCGGGTGCGATGGAATTGTTGTTCTCATAGAGAAAGAAATCCGGCTGGAACTTCTCCTTTGCAATGAGGTAATTCAGGAATAGCTCCCAGCCAATGCCGCTGGGGATGACCTCGCGGCCCTCGGAACGAGCGATGGACCAGCGAGCTAAGTGCATGGAGAGCCACCGATGAGGAGCTTTACCATGCAGCATCACCTCCCCGCCAAGCAGGGAGAGATAACAGAAACTTCTTCAGTATGTATACCTCCCACGTCTGGGAGGCGGGCGCCCATTAAAGATCTGCCTCAGTTGTTGTTACGTATACTTGACCGGGAACATCCATCCCGTTTTGTCATTGATTTTTAGGGTGTCGTAATCGAGTCGGTAGAGGTCAAACGTTTGACCGCAGCACTCGCATGAGAAGGTCTGCCGGTCGTACATCCCAATGGTTCCACCGCACTCGCAGCGCAGAAACTGATAATCCACCATAAAATTCTGCTTTCAGCAAGACATTAGATCTGAGAGGTCGTTGCCTCGATGTCGGCCTTCCAGGATGCGTCGATGGTGCCGGTAGAACGGTAGTTGGAAATGGTGGAATTCAGCGAATCATAGACAGCCTTGGTTCCGACAGAGTTGGCGGCATAAGTGACAGACTGTGCCGCACAGACACCGAAAGTTCCGGCCTCGGAAACGGCGTCCATGTTGGCACCGAGGAACAGGAACTGCCAGTCGTACTTGGCGGTCTGCCGCTGGATCATCTCCTTGACACGGGCCCGGTTGAACTCCATACTGGCGTTCTCATAGCCGTCAGTAGTAATGACAAAAATCACTTTGCCGGGACGATACTGCTCAGGCGTCTTCTGAATACGGGCATCCACGGTGTTGATCGTGCGGCCAATGGCGTCCATCATGGCCGTCATGCCACGGGCGTAGTAAGCCTCACGAGTCAAAGGCTTCACATCCTTCAGATTGACGCCATCATGCAGGACCTCATACTGATCGTCGAAGAGCACGGTCGTGAGGATAGCGTCACCAGGCTCCTTCTTCTGCTTTTCAATGAAAGAATTGAAACCTCCGATGGTATCGTCGGTCAGAGTCTGCATGGAACCACTGCGGTCCAGGATAAAAATAATTTCGGTCAGACTGTTATTCATGAGATTCTCCTTTGTCATTATTCTGATGGTTGGTCGCAAAATTGAAGCCTTCCTCGTAGCCATCATCGTGGCCGTCCTGGTAGCCATTGTTATAGCCATCATCCCAGCCGCTCTGGTAGGCGTCTCCGGCCCGTTCGGCGTCGGCTTCCGCCTCTGCCTTATCCCGCAGAGCCTCTTCCCTGCTCTCGATGAGCTCGGCGGTGAAGTCAGCGGCCTGGCGGCCAAGCTTCTGGTCGATCAGTGCCACGAAGTCATAATCGCTTTCCAGGAAGACATACTCTTTACTGAAAGGGTCGGTGCCGATATGTAGAATTTGGGTCACTCGTAATCCTCCTTCGGGGTTGCGTTGGCTTTGGCGATGCGAATCACATCGTCTTCTGTGAGGTTGGAGGTAAACATGAGGTTGACATCTTCAGTAATGACATCCACGGCCCAGCCGCCACAGCCAGGCTCGAAGCAGATATCATCAGCAATGTAGGCCACAAACTGCTCTGCGGTCTCAAACTCTCCGACTTCCCAATCGGAGTCACCGCACTGGTCGCAGTAACACTCCTCAAAGCTAAGTGGCGTTTCAGAACCAAAGTAGCCGCCGCCTAGATGGGATTCGTAAACGTACATGCTTCACCTCATGTGGTTACAGGGTCATACTTGACGGGGTCATCCTCGCTCCAATCATCGACCCAGGTTTGTTGTAGGTGGCGCTCATGGAATGAGTAGGTGATGCGACCTTCAGAATAGATGTTCACGCAGTCGACCCGAACGACATCGTTCGAGTCTTTGTACTTCACCATAGATCCTGGGGCGGCAGGCAAGAGCACCAAGGTTCCCTCATCGTACATCTGCGACCACGTCTGAGCGACCTGTGGAATAATGCCGGAATCTTCATAAGCGGCAAGACGCTCCAGAGCTGCGGCCAGTCCGTGACCCGTCTGATCCTTCAAGACCACGTGGCCGTCCGGATGATACTCTGTCAGTCTTCGCACGGCAGACCTCCATTCCATTCCTCGGCGGCCTCTTCGATGGTATCGAAGATGACACCGCCCATGGACTGATTCATGTCGTCGGTGCAGAGGATGCAGTCGCCCCAGCCTTCATGGTAGAGGAAATAACCAAGACCGCTCCACGGATCGGATTCATACTCACATCCGGGCTGGCCATGGTAATTGCCTTCGTCGTCACACACAGCGACGTGAACAGCGTACTTGTGGCAGAATGGGCATTGTTTAAGTTTCATGGTTTCCCTCCCATTTGCGGCGCAAGGCTGTTAAGTCAACGATTTTGTACTCCGCTCGATAACCAGTCTCAGACGCGGAATGCTGAGTATGAGGATAAATCGTTGCCGAATGCTCAGCACACTGTCGTACAGTACCCATCTTGAGTTCGGCCGATGTGCGGCGGTACTCCAGATAGATGACAAGATCGCCGGGCTGGATCTCATTGCCGCAGAAATCAGTTGCCATTCTCATTCTCCTTCCAGAACCAGTTTTCCTCGACGTTGGCCCGCAGGCCGCACTGCTGACACTGTACCCGATAAACCTCTGTTCGGATATCGTTGAAGGTATCGACTGTCGGTCTGGTGTGCGTAACGGCAGGAGCACCGCAACGAGGGCAAAAGATGTAGGTGCCTTTGAGTTTCAAAAGATCTTTGAACTTCACTCTGACCTCCTATCAAAGAAGAGTTTTGTCAGTTATTGACATACAGCATGATGCAGGGCGTCCAGTACGGGTCATACTCAGCGACCTCGGCGTCGACCTTGGCGTCGAATTCCTTGTCGGTCAGCCCATCGGCGTCATCCGCAAGGTGATCCGCCATTGCTTCCCAGAACGCTCCTCGGTCTGTAAAGCAGCACTCATCATCCACAGTCTGCCAGCAGTCCAAGAATTCACCCTTTTGGGCACTACAATAGGAACAGCAGGTGTAAGCGTAATCAGAGCCACCAACCTCTTCACCTGCAAACACCAGAAGAGGGAGCTCTGGGTTGTCGAGGATCAGTTGGCGCAGCTCGTCGGTTGCGTGGAGCAATTTCGTGGAGCGTTTTTCAAGTTCTCGCATTCAGTGCCTCCTGTTTGTTCTTAGGTCGTCCATTGGTCAATGAACAGCTGAGCCCCTTCTGGCGTCTGCTGGAAGAAATGTTCTGAGATAGTTACAGCCAAAGCTTCCCATAGTTCGTCTTGATTGCGAATCGGGGCATTCTCAGGTTCTTGCATTCAGTGCCTCCCATGCGGATTCTTCGGTCAGGAACCAACTCTTGCCCAGCTTATCCATGCGGTAGCGGGTCACGGTGCGACATTTGCCGTAGCCGAGACAGACGCCCCAACCGAGTTCATTACCGTATCTGGTTGTCTTCCAACTGATTTCCAGGACTTCTTTGGGGTAGACGCGGAATTTCTCCGGGTCGATGACGTAGACGGTATCACCGACCTTGCAAGGGAGCACTTTGAGCTTGCCGGAACAATGTGCTTGCGCCCATGACCACAGCGTTGCGGCGCTCACCCACACACCGCCATCTGCGTGTGTGGTGTCAACGCCGTCCAGATAACTACCATACGAAAATTCTTCGACGTATCCGCAATGACCGCACGTATAGTATCGCTCGACCTCTCCGAACGGCTCTGAATAGCTTGTCAGCTCATTGACAGTGCCACAGATGGGGCACTTCATTTCTCGTTCCATGCAGGCTCCTTCCATCGGCATCCGTCGCAAGCTCCTTCGTGAGCCATGCGATACCGGCCGCAACGTTGGCAGAGTTCATTGCGCATGGCATTCAGCTCCGCCAGGAGTTTTTCTGACTGATTCATTGCATTCCTCCCTGTTTGAAAACTTGACGCTGGGGTTAAAATGATTTATCATGAAATTGCCGTGAGGCAATGAATAAGAAAGGTGTTGTTCGTATGGCGAAGATCAATCGTACTCCGGCTGAGCGTGCCGCTGAGATCGACAAGAAGATCAAGGCACATCAGGACGCTATCGCCGCTCTGGAAGCCAAGAAGGAAGAGATCCTGCATCCGAAGAAGAAGCCCACCATGAAGTCTGTCATGGAGGCGGCGAAGAAAGCCGGTATGAAGCCGGAAGAGATGCTGGAAAAGCTCGGCCTGAAGACGGAAGATTGATTCTTGGGAGCCCTCCTGATGGAGGGCTCTTCTTTATAACCCAATCAGATATACGGAGGCTTGGACGCGGCTGTCGTCACTATCAATGAGATAAACATCGTCAATCTCGAAAGCGGTTTTGTACGGATTGTTGGGCTTTTCACTGACATAGCGGATAGGGATGTCGTCTCCGATAACTGCCAGAAATTCTTTGAGTTCTTTGACTATCATAATGCCTCCTTACTCCGTGACGAATTTTGCTTCCAACTCTCTAGGGTTCTTTCCGGAGCCGAGCTTGGTCCAGGCGCCATTCTCGGAACGCCAGATGGTGTAGGTGTCACGGTCTGTTTTGGTTTTGGAAGTGATGGTGTAGACGGCGCCGCTGCGGGTGTAGATGGTCATCCACTTGTGCTCGCTGTCGGCGGAAGCGGATTTGCGGGCCATTAACTTTGGGAATGGTCGTACTGGTCCCGCTCTTCGGAGAGGCCCATGCGGCGCCGCACGAAATCGTCTGGACCAATCACAATTGTTAAGTGATGACACAGCGTCGTCAGCATGGTGTGATGATACGTGTTCACTTCCTGGTCGTTCTCCTTCCAAGGCAGGTAGATTTCCTGCTGAAACCCGTCCTCATATGTAAGCGTGGCGGAGACCAAATCCCGGTAGGCCAACCGCTCGAACAAGCTCAGACTACCCCACCAGTTCGGATTGCCCGTTCGCCAGTCAATTTCGTTGGCGGCGGCATGAATCGTCAAAGAAAACGCTCCACAGCAATCGAACTCGCAGTTGGAGAGGATGCTGTGGTAAATCTTGTCGATGACGTAGTCATCGATATACTCGGCCGGGATGTCGAGATACTCACAGTTCTCAAAGCTTAAACCAATGGATTTCAGTTTCTTCATCTTAGTTGTACTCCTTCACTAAGTAATCGTAGAGCTCCAGCTGGGTTTTGAGGACGAAGGGGTGGCCGTCGGCGTCGAAGGCCGTTGTGTCGCCCCAGCTTTCGCCGCAGTCCCTCTCGAAGAGCCAGTAGCCGATCCAGTGGTCTTCGTCGTTCATGGCGAGCTCCAGCAGCTCTACCACGTCATCAATGAGGGACATGCCGCAGATCCATTCCAGAGAGAAGATGTCCTTGTAGTTATCCATCCTCTTCCACACGGTGACAGCGTTGGAGAGGTAAACAGAGAAGGTGCTAAAATCAAGCATGGGCATCCATTGCCTCCATAATCTTATAGAATTCACTGCCGGGAATCTCTTGGAAGCCGGGAGGATCTTGAAAATCATGATCGAATTCCAGGGAGGCATAGACTGTATTTTCGTGAGAGAACAGTCTGGTGGCGCCCCGGCCAAGAATTCCGAGCTCCCAGCCCAGCCTGGGCTTGAATAAAACCCTTGTTTCGTTTTCCTTGAGCCAGGCTACCCATGCCTTATTCAGGACGGAATTCTTCTTGAAGAGGCGAAGACCCGTCTCGCCGTCGCTGTTCTTGCAGAGCTGGGAGCGAAACTTCTCAGCGTCCGTGCCCTTGGGGACGATGCCGAGAACGGAATCCGTCGGCAGGAATTGAGCGGCTTGGATGCCGTGCATTTCAGCAAAGAGGTTGTAGAGCAGGACGACCCGCCCATTATTGGCGAGGTAGTCCAGATACCGCTGCCGGATAGGACTTTTCGAGGTCACAATGTAGAACTTTTCCAAATTCACACCACCATTTCGTAATCGTAGAGATACCAGTAGTCTCGCTCTTTGGCGACATTCTTGGCGTAGATGATATCGGATTTCTTGATGGGCTGGGCATTGAACTGTCGGGCCCGAAGCGTGAGGCGGGCGGTCTTGCCGGAGCCAATGGAACGGGTGAAGACGGCGTAACCCCAGACATCACCGCCGTTCTTCCCTTTGAGGGGTACGCAGTCGGTAATGATGAGCTTGCGGCGGTCTTCTTCCTTGTTGGTTGTCAACTCGATGTAGCCTAGGATGTCGAGCTGATTCTGCATCTTGACACGGTAGTTGACATCTTCGAGGCCAAGGGAGAGGATGGTGTCCTCGGCTTCATGGAGGAGGCCGTCCATATCGGTGATGGTGTAGGACTTCTGCACATCACCTTTAACGCCACGGTCGGTGGCGTACTTCTGGAGCAGCCGTTCTATGTCGGTGCCGGAGACTTTCTCTTTGCTGATTTTCTTTGCGTTGCCCTGCTTGAAGAAGTCGAAGACATTCAGGATGCGGGTGAGCTCCACGGTGTTGCCGTAAGAGGCGAAGTAGTCGATTTGAATTAAAGGTAATACCTTTGCAGCTTTGATGCTGCGGGCGTCGAGCGCTTTGAGAGCATCCGTAAACCGTGCCGGATTCGTACTGCCTACCTCATAGAGAGCGTTGCCGACCTCCTCGCCGTACCCTTTCAGGGATGAAAGTCCCTTTGAAATCACGTGCTGGTCTTTACTGTAGGCATAGACCGATTTCGAGAGACCGAAGCGGGGCGGTTCGATGGGAATGCCGTACTCTTCGGCAAGCTCGGTGCCGCCGGTGATGTCATCGTCGTTCTTGGCATGGTTGAGGTAGGTCGTAATGAACTCCCCAGGGTAATAGCAGCGGAGCCAGGCGCAGATATAACCGACAAGGCAGTAGGCAATGGAATGGTTATCACTTAATCTCATTGTTTTCAATGAGGCAGACTATATCTTCAGCTAACGCTGTTCTTGCGCTTCCGCCGGAGACTCATCTTCCGGCGTACTTCCCTCTCGGGAATAGTCGTTACACTTTTGTTTCTGTAAGATTGGAGTAGAATTGCCAGCCGTGATACCTATGGTCTGTGGAACAGCGGCCATGCAGATACGCCATAACCGTGGTGTACTTCAAATCATGTGTGCGGCAAAACTCTGCGATATTGGTGATTTGTACCAGCGTGCCGTCTTTGTGCTTTGCGTACATGTCACACAGCTTCGAGTGATTCTTCTGGCGCCCAAGGTTTGCTTTCGCCGAGTTGTCGGATAGTGAAAGCCATTGGCAATTCCACGGAGCATACGGACCGCCAGACTCTCTCCGGTCGATTGTCAGCGGTTCGTGATATCCAGTTTGAACAGCCCATTCTAAAAAGGCATCATAGCTTTTGCGCCACTCGTCGCATACGTAAATACCCGCACCGCCATATTTCGGATACGACGGATTGTTCGGGTTATAACACCGTTGAAGCATACCATGGTAAATGTGGTAGAGTTTCGTGTTGCGGCGTGCAATTGGCTTGCACGCTTGGCAATAATTGTCTGTGTGATGCAGAATTGATTCCCGGAACAAGTACATCTCATTGCCACAGTCGCATCGACACAGCCACTTGATCTTTGTTCCGTGCTGCTGGCGAACTCTCTGGAATTCGTTTTGTACTACGAGCGAGCCAAACCGTTTCCCAACTAAATCTGTTTTCACTTTCTCACCTCCGATCATTGCGTAATCACAGAAACACTTAGCACGGTATCGCCTGCTATCCATTGCTGGACCGTAGGTTCTCTTAGTCAGCAGCTTCGTCCATGGGATTGCCGCATATCTCCCGGTAGGGCTTCATACGGCGGTCTTATTCCGCTGATACCGTTAGCACTCTAATGAGCACACCCCTGAGTCATGGGGTTCACAAGAAATGGGCTAACCATTAACCCAAACATGTAAGACGATGCGTCCTTGAGGATCTGGATGAATTCCATTGCTTCCTGCTCGGCCTGGGCACGGGGCTTATCCGACTTGGAACAGTACCCGTCCAGGATTTGCGGGAGCATTTTCTGGAGGAGGTCTTCCTTCTTGCGGGCAATAGCACGGCGGACGGTATCCGCGTCGGAACCGCTGAGGCCGCAAATCTGCTGAAGGAATTTGATGACGTCCTCTTGGTAGACCAGGTATCCGTTGTTCTCCGCCAGAAGCTCGTCGATCATCGGAGCCGGATTGTGGTGCGGCTTGTGAGCGATGAGGTCGTTGCGGTACGACGCCCCGGAAGGACGGATACAGGCCGTGACCAGGGACATATCGAAGATGGACTTCGTGCCGAAATCCTTCAGGAGTTTGAAGGCGAACGCCCCCTCCATTTGAAAGATACCGACCGGCGACCGCATCATATCCTGCCAGACCTTTTGGTCATCCCAGTTAATCTCGCTGGTCTTCGGATACGGGATACCAGCCAGCTTGCAGGTGTCATTGATGATGCCAATGTTGTTCAGCACCAGAAGGTCGAACTTCACAAGGGAAACCTCGTGGATCTCGTCCATGTCGATATTGAGGACCAAGTCGCCATCCTTCCAGAAGCAGCCGTAGTGATCTTGCAGAGTGACCGGACTGACCACGATGCCGGCGGCGTGCATCCCCTGCGATGTTTTCGTACCGAGGATGCCGTCGTAGTAATAGAAGACATCCGGGTGCGCCACTTTGGCCTTCTCGGGATCGGCGGCGAACTCCTTCTTGATGGCCTCGCAAACCTTGACATTGTAGGGATTGTCTGGCTCGATCTGTTTCTTCTTCCAGGTTTCCGGGAAGCGCTCCTTTTCCCAGCGATGCCGGAGACCCATACAGATAAGCTCGATGGCCGCCTTATCCGCCGCCGTGCCCCAGGTAGGGACTCTGGCGGTGTAGGCTCTGCCGAACCGGTTGATAAGGTACTCGAAGATTCTGGGGCGGTCAGTGTCGATGACATCGACGTCGATGTCGCCCACCTCTTTCCGGTCCTCATTGGCGAAGCGGGAAAAGACCGTGTGCCATTTTTCGGGGTCCAGGTCGATGATGTCCGTGACATAGGCGACACGGGAACCGCCGACGGAACCTCTGGCCGGGCCAATGGGAATACCATTCTCCCAACACCAACTGATGAGCTCAGACATACAGAGGATGTAACCGGACATATCGATCTTCTCGAAGACCCGCAGCTCCTCCGGCAGGCTCGTCTGGAACCCAGCGACCTCGCTCTGCGGAATGACACCCCGTTCCACCTTATCGTTGAACTTGGACCAGGTGGTTTCCACCAGCTTCTCCCGGTCGGCCTCGCTGTTGCCGTAGAGCTTCGGGTACTTCAGGGAAAGATCCAGCTCGAAGTCCTCAACCATATCGGCAAGGACATTGGTATTCTGGATGGCCTCCATCCACATGGACTCCGGAATGGCGTCCTGCTGGCGAAAGGCATCCACCAACTCGTCGTAGCTCTTATAGGTCAGGTCGAAGGAATCCTCGTCACCGTAGGACTGCTTCTTGGCATCCATCAGAATGCCTCGGCACTCCGCTTTGTACGGGCTCAGACTGTGGGCATCTGTCCCAGCGATGAGCGGTTTCTTATACTGCTGGGAGAGAATGGCGAGCTGCTGGTTGAAGAGAATCTGGTCCCGGTGGAGGTGAGGCTGGATTTCCAGAAAGTCATAGCGCTGGACCAGCTTCTCATACCACGGATTTTTGACATCCAGCTTGTTCAGCGGAGAGGCAAGACAGGCGCTGGTGGTGATAACGTGAGGTGAGAGCTTCAGGAACTCCTCGAATGTGATACGATTTTTGTAGTATGTATGAGCATCGTCCGTGGAGTTCGTGATTGCCTGATTGATTTCCCATACGCCCTGCTCATCTCTTGCGATGAGAATGGTATGGTAGTTATCCTTGAGCTTCTTTTCCTCGCCAGTCTCAGGATCCGGAGCCGTCAGCGCCTCCGTCAGGTAGCACTCCACCGCAAAGAGGAACTTAATCCCCTTCTCGTCGCAGTACATCTTCTTAGCAATCCACTGGAAAGGTTTACCGTGCTCGGAAAAAGCAATGGCTTTCTGACCGAGCTCTACTGCGCGGTCGACGTAGAGGCGGAAGTCGGTACAACTATCCAAGAGAGAGAGGTCTGTGTGAACGTGATATGCTGTGTAGTTCATAGCCCTCCTTAACCGCAGTGCTGGCCGAAGACTTCTTCCTCATCTCCGATGGGATACGGGAGCGGGGCACTGTAGGTGTTGGTGTCCCAGGAATACTGTCGGTCATACTCCGCCGGATTCCCGAAGAATCTCCGGGAGGCGGTATCGTAGTAGAGGCCAAATTCCATGCCCGCACGGCCGCGCATCCGGTCTTTGAGCACCTTGATGATGACGCTGTAGGGGCACGGCGGCACCGCCCAGGCATCCCCTTTCCGATTCATAGTGCCCTCCTGCTCCTGCTTCGTCACACGGCGGAGACTAAAAGCTCGGTGAGCGAGGTTAATGAGGTTGGAGCTGCCGGCCACATCGCCCATTTCCATCTCCCTCTGGCCGAACTGAAGCTTTCTCGGATGGCAGACAAGGATGGTGCAGACGTCGTACTTGGCGCTGAAATGGATGAGCCAATTCACAAACTCCGTCTGCTTTTCATACTTGTTCTCATCGTCGGCATGGAGGTCAACGGTCATCAGGTTGTCGATGATGAAGAGCTTGCAGCCATACTTCCGGGCAGAATCTACCATGGAATTCTGGATATCCTCGGCGCTGTTGCTGTAGTCGTCCCGGTAAAGAAAAAGCTGCTCCCGATAGCTCTCACTGATGGCTTTCTTGGCCTCCGGCTTGATCTTGTAGTAGACAGCGTCGTTGGAACTGTGGTACTCCTTCACATTCCGGGGGCCCGCCAGGATCATGTTGAGCCAGTTCTTAGACATGAAGTCCGGCAGCTCACGAGAGAAAAGCCAGGCTCGCTCTCCCCTGTCCATGACACTGCACACGAGGGAGTAAAGCCAACTCGTTTTACCAGATCCAGGTAATCCGCTGATGATGTTGAACGTGCCATAGAAGAGCCGCATGATCTCCTTATCGATACTGTGGAAGCCAGTCTCCACGCCGTCGATACTGGAAAGATCTTTCTCCTCTACGTCGGAGAAATCCACAACGGAGGGAATGGGCGTATCCGCGGCATTGGCGATCATATCGACGACGGCTTCCTTGCCGAACCAGTACAGGGTCTCGTTGATATCCTTGATGTGGCGCTTGGTTTTCTTTTCCTCGTTGTAGAGGTACTCAGGGCAGTTGGCGACCTTGCAGCGCCAGCTCCCCAGGCGGGCGGTGGCTTCCTTCACGAACTTCATACCGGACTCATCGTTGTCGTGACAGACGATGATGGAGTTGAATTGCTCCAGCCATTCGAAGTTTTCCTCAATAAACTTCAGATTTTGATCGCCTAACGGGATACTCACGGCGTTTTGAATGCCGCATTCAATGAGAGAAGCAGTGTCTAATTCGCCCGTTGTGATCACCAGCGGCTGCGTCGTGTTGACACGGTTCATGTTAAAGAGGAGAGGAGCGGTGTCAGCGCCTGGCTGACACCAGTTCTTGTTCTCGCCCTTCTTTACCTTACGGCTGGGCCGATACTTTACCATGCAGAGGGTATCGTTGGTATCGTAGTAATTGAAGACACAGTTGCCTTCATCGTCCTGGCGGATGTCCAGGTAGTCCGCCGTGGCCGGAGAGATTTTGCGGGACTGAAGGTATTTGTAGACCTGTTCCTTATGCTCGTTTTGCTCCGGATGCGGATACCGGTATTGGTGCCGGGTCTTGACCCCGTGCTCCCCGAAGCTATATGTAATACCGGCCAAATCAAAGACCTTTTCAGCGGCCTCAGCGAATGTCATGTGCTCCCCAAGGACTAGGCTATCATAGATATCAGCGTCTTTGCCGCATCCAAAACAATGGCAATTATTGGCTTTCGGATTGTAGATGAAGGACGGCGTCTTCTCCTCGTGGAACGGACAGCAGCACCGCATCCGCACCGGGTCATAGTCCTCGATATGGAGGAACTCCATGATATACTTGAAATTGTCGTCGCCAAGGTTCTGCTTCGCCTCGTCGAGTTTCGCTTTGTCGATAAGTATCCGTTGCGCCTCCTCTCGTTGACTTCGGTCATAATTTCAGAGCCGGAATTACTTCTTCGGCTTCTTGACTTCCTTGGTATTGAGCTCCCGGAGCTGGCGGTCGATGCGGTCGCACTCAGTGCGGACCGTGGCGTAAGGGTGATTCGCCAACAGGCGGTAGAGCTTATTTCTGAGATGGTCTGCTCGGTTCATATCGTATCTCCTATTCTTCCGGCGGCGGAGGTGCCATTAAACGGCTAAACTCCCCAAACAGTTTTACTTCTGCGGCGTCGCGTGCTGTACATGCGTCTTGAAAATCGTCAAAAGTTCCCAATGTGTAAACCGTGTTGTCACACTGGATCTTTGCTCTCCATTTGTTGGACTTTGTTTGATGAACGCCTTTATGTAATCGGCTCCCGCGAGGTTCATCGCACAAGTTCTTCATATTTTGAGCATGTGTTACAACCCTCAAATTAACTTTGCGGCAATCATCGCGATCTCCGTTACGATGATCAACTTCCATCCCGTCAATATTCTGGTATTTGCTCACAATAGCGCGATGGAACCGGATGCGTGTATCCTTCATCGCTTCGGGGGCACCGCAACAATATCCCTGCGAGTCCACCGTCCACAAACACATCGTAGCTACATCAATGTCTTCTGGATCAAAAAGCACTTTGTGTCCTTTTGACTCAAAATACATATATTCTCCACAGTCAACAATCTCGCGTGGCGGTTGCTTTAATTTGGAACTCATGCGCTCACGCCTTGTGCATCCACATGATGTAATCTTCCCGGAGGTCAAGTGGGACCCGCAAATTGATTTTGGAGGGCTTCCGCAGTCACATTGACACAGCCAATATGTCTTGCTTTTGCTGACATCGCGTTCTAAGACTGTTAACATACCGAAGCGCCGCCCAGCCAAATCTTTGAAATTATTTCCAGGAATTAAATGGCTCGTCGTTTTCTTTTTGGCGCACTGCAAACACGCCCGAGCTTTGCTCTGTTTTTGCAACAGCTGTGTTGCAACGACATCACGGTAATTGCCACAATCGCATTTGCAACGCCACACAACGCCAATTTTGTGCTTAACATCGACTGGCTCCTCAGCAACGAGACTGCCAAAGCGTTGTCCCGTCAAGTCTTTAGCACCTTTTGGCAGCTTCATTCGTCCTCCTTTGCTTTGTCGCAATCCGGGCAGGATGTTTTACTGGAACAAAGCACTCCACAGTAGAACCCCATCTTCCTCAGCGCCGCTTCCAGTTTCTTTTTCTGCTTGGTGTACTCCGAGAACCCCAGCTTGCCGGATTCCTGCTGAGCCCGGAGCTCCTTCAGCTCCCGGCGGATGCGGTTGGGGGTGGATTCAAACGCCGTATCCTGATAGATGGCGTCGATGGTATCCGAAAACCAAGTCTGAGCGGCCTCGCAAGCCTTCTCATCAAAGGGGATCTCCACTAACTCGCCGCCGCTCCGCACCATATGAAAGACCAGTTTTACCGGCCATTTTCCGAACTTTTCGTGGACAAAAACGGCGTAAAGGTACAATTGTCTGGCATATTCATCCCGCTCTTTCTGGGACTTGAAGGCGGATTTGGATTTGTGGTCGCAGATGATGTAGTCATCACCTTTCTTCAGGAGAAGGTCGATGACGCCTACGAAGGGGCGGCCGCGGATGGTCAGCTTCACCCGCTCCTCGACGCCGACGATCTCACAGCTCTCAAAGACGGAGCCGTCAAAGGAATCGAGGTAGCTTTTCCCGGCGGCGTAATACCGCTCGGCCAGGTCCACGAAGCGGTTGGGAGGGAACTTACACTTCACAGCAGCGGCATAGCCAGCTTGATAAACTTGACTCAGCTCGAAGAACTCCAGTTCGCCCTTGAAGTACCGCTCCAGGAGACTGTGCATGAAGGTGCCCCAGTCGCTGAATGCGTTGTCCACACGGGGCAACGCATCCAGGTAGCCGAGGCGAAAAGCCTGGGGACAGGTGTGGTAGCTGTTCACCGAGGAGAAGGACCAGCGAAGGCCGTCCAGGATGAAATCATTGGGGCCAGCCATCAGAAGGGCAGGCTATCCGGGTCTTCGGGGTCACCTATGAGAGCATAAGCGGCGTCCGGCTTCTGGGCAGGGCGCTCATTCTCACCATCGTCATGCTTGAAGCTATAGACGTTGAAGTTGGTGTAGCTCTTCTGCTTTTCCTTATCGTAGCGGTTCGTGACCTCACAGTTGCCGATGCGGACGGTACAGTTCGGCTGCATCCCGGCGGCCTCGGTGTGTGCGGCGCCGATGAGGGTAATGAAGCCGGAGAAATCCTGCTCGTAGTCCCCGGTCTGCTTGTTCTTACGACTGATGGAAACGCGGGCCGTGGTGAACTTCTCATGCGGCTCCAGTTCCCAAATTCTCATGTAGGCTCCATAGCGAAAACCCATTACTTATCCTCCTTGAGATTATTGATTTCCTGATAGCAAGCCTCGGAATCCTCCAGGCTCTGGATGGCGTTGGGATTCTTCTTGCCGCCGCTGTACTTCTGGACGATGGCGTAGACGGTATCCTTGTCAACACCGGCGTCAATCTTCTGCTTGGCCAGCTCAATGATCTTAGCGTTCTCAGCAGCGAGAGCGGCCTTCTCCTTCTTCTCGGCCTCGGCGTCCTCCTGCTGCTTGCGCTTGCGGGTGGCCTTGGCCTCGTCGGAAAGCTCCTCGCCGTTCCAAAGGCTGAGACCGAGACCGAAGAGAGCGGCTGCTTTTACCAAGGCTCTTTTCGTTGATTTGTTTACGGCCACCGATGTTACCGTGTCTGCGGGGATAGCCTGATTCCGATGGTCCATGACAGCGAGCTGCTCCGTCTGGGTCTCACCGGCGATGGTGAGTTCCACTTCGACCCAGCAGGTCTTGCCGTCAGTGAAGTAGTTCCAGCCAGCCTCGTTCTTCAGGCTGCGGTAGGTAGCGTCGGGATAGTGACTCTTGATGATGGCCCAGGCGGAAGACCACGGGAGGTAGCTGAGGTTCTGCTTCTTCTTCAGCTTATCCGTGATGTCGATAGCACTCAGGGTAGCGAATACACTTTGATTAGGCACAGAGACCCTCCAATGCGGAAAGAATTTCGTTTGCGGTGTTGATATCGGAAATGGAGTTGGGGTTGCGGTTGCCGCCGTTCTTGGCGGCGATGACATCGTAGATAGCGTTGCGGTTTACGCCGCTGTCGATGAGCTTCTTGCAGAGAGCGACGATGGGCGTGATGGTCTTCTGAAGGTCATCGTTGGTGACGGCGGACGGGGCGGAGTCGGATTTGGGCTCCTCGGCGGGGCCCTTGTAGTAGTCGTCACCGAAGTCCACGATGAGCCAGCGGCGAGATGCCAGAAGGTCACACTGATGGACGAACTTCTGGGCGGCAGTCTTGGGCTTCGGAAGGATGACTCGCTTCGAACGGTAATCGGTGTTCCACTCACCGGTATGCGCTGCGATGCAACCGGTAAGGAAATCGATCTGCTCCGGAGGAAGCATAGCGGTCAGCGTCTCGGTTTTCCGAATCCAGTCCGCACACACTGTCGGATGTTCGGCCACGGTGTATTTCCCTGCCGTTGCTTCCGGCCCGTGTTTCCATCCGTCATGCAGAATGAGCGCCGTGATCATCAGATCATGCTCATCCTGCGTGTAGTGCGTTCGGTACATCTCAAGAGCAAGCAACTCCTGAGCGATTTTACAGGCGGCTTTCGTATGCCGCACAAGACCCCCAAGCCCTAGAGCGTATAAGGGGTGGAACTTCGCTGTGGACGAAGCTGGAACCTCGAAAAAGTAGTCAGGCAGAAGCTGAATCGCTTTCTCCGCAAAGTTCCGAATCGTCTGCGATTGGATATAATTGAGCTCCGTTTGGAAGACTCGCAGTCTGTCGATATGTATCTACCTCAATTCCGTATTGCTGAAAGAGATGTTTCTGCGGGGCGAACTCACGCAGGTAATATGCCTCGGCTATGAGGCGAGCTCGCAAAGCGTCGTCGTATTCTTTATACAGTCCCAAGTTGATTCGTCTATGACGATATGTAATATTGGCGATATACCTGCAATTACGAGGAAGCCAATACACTCCCATAGCCGGTTGCATCCCCATACATTTTTGCCTGTTCGAAGCATTCTCACATGCTGTTACTATACGGATGTTTTCACGCCTGTTATCAGCTTTATCTTGGTTGATGTGGTCAATACCAAACGCTCCCAAAATCAATGTGTGCATAGTGCGATTCTTACCCTTGATCCGGGCTACCACATAGCCATCGTGATTGCAATACCAGTTGTATGGACGCACCAAGTCAAAATCCTGAAGGCTGAAAAAGAACCGATTACCCTTAAAATCAGTGCCCTGCACATAGTCTCCACGCACTATGTACTTCGGGGGGCGAGAAGTTCCACGCTTCTTGCCTTTATACAAGCAACCGCAGCTCCGAATCCGGCCGCTGGTCAAGTGGGACTGCCGAACCACATGCTGGTTCCCACAGTCACATTGGCATAGCCAATACGCCTGGCCTTTCTTCTTATGATCGATGGATAAGGCTACCAATCTTCCAAAGCGTTGGCCCGTCAAATCACGTTGCTGCATTAACTCCGGGTCTGCTCCTTGTTCTCTTTCGCTACCTGAATGATGGCGGCCGCAATAACAACAATTAACAGCACCGCCACAATCACCAGGTCTACCCAGAGCGGGATCAGAACATACTTCCACGGCCAATCAATGAGGCCGCACAGTTTCAGGATCAGAAAAACGATCTGAACCACACCGGTAATACCAATGCCTCCGCCGGCACTGCGGTTCCTTTCCTTGCTCATACTGCTCACCAGAACAGGTCGAAGATGCTGTCGCCGTAGCTGTTGAACTTCAGGCGGACACTGCTGTCAGGAAACCTGCGGTTGTACTGCTTCACCTGGTCATTCAGCTCATCGCAGAGTGCCTGGATTTCATTCTGGCGGGCCTTCTTTTCCTCGGCTAGTTTGATCTTCTTCTGCTTGGCTTCCTCCTGCTGGCGCTTCTCATCGCATTCCAGCTCACACTTTGCCCGGCTGACGGGGTCGTCGTACTCGGCGCCGCAGTAGGCGCAGACGTACTTCTCGTTGCTCATTCAATTCCTCCTCATAAATAAAATCTTGGTGTCTTGTTGGGTCACCCCAATGGTCTCCCCACCGGGACTTGAACCCGGATGCCATGCGGCAGCGGGATTTAAATCCGCTGTGTCTGCCAATTCCACCACAGGGAGAAAGAAAAAGGGTTCCGAGGAAGGATCGTGCGCCACGCAAGCACTCACGATACTGGTCTTCCTTGGAACCCTAGGCGGCTCTTCTACCCGCTGACTGTGCGGGAACGGCCCGCACAGGTATGGCGCCGAAAGTAGGTGTCGATCCCAACAGGTTTCCCTGCCATCCGCTTTCAAGGCGGTGGTACGCGCCGGCGTACATCATTCGGCATATGTAAAAGCGGCGTATTCTGTTGCCCCAGCACCAGAGGGAGTCGAACCCTTCGGTAACGGAATCGAACCGCGATTCAAATACGCGCCGGGCCGCCCGGCATGGTCGCCTTCTGGAGCTGGATGAGAATTTCGAAATCTCGACCTGCGCTGTACGAGAGCGCCGCTCTGCCTCTGAGCTAATCCAGCATAGATTCGACAGCCGCTATTGAGCAGTAGCGACACGGTAGTTTTAGGTGCGCCGCCGCACCAATTCTGCGCACACCACTGTGTATCGCACAGCGATAGAGCACTCGAAATGCGAACTTATATGCCGCCCTCGCCCATTAGGCGGCGCTCTCTGTTGTCGACTTTGGCGGCTGCGGCCGTGTTGCGCATACACCTCTGGCACCGCTAAATAGAACCAATGTTCCGCAAAGGCTAACCCTTTTCTTTACCGCATTTAAGCCTCGTGGTAGTCGGGGATGGTGTCGATCCATCGTCTGATGCTTCAAAGGCACCGGTCCTACCGTTGAACGACCCGACCATAGAATGAGCCTTTCACGAACACGTTTCGCAAAACATAGCCTACTTGCCGTGGCCTACGGCCCAGCCCCACCAAAACACTCCCTCAAGCCTCGGCTAGATTTTGCGACGATAGTACGGGCCGCGTTACCCGATACCATTTGCTCACGCCGAAGCGTGATCCGTCTCGCCGGCACGCCGGTAAGACGACTTTGTTTGCAACCTTTCCTCCGAGGTGTGCTGTCACTTTTACACCCTGCCCCGGTTTCGGGACGTTGCTTGACGGGACTAGCTTCTCACCCGTCTGTACTCCTGTTCGCGTCGGGAGCTTTGGAGGCTGTCTCTGCCCCGGTCACCAAATGCGGCAGCTCACTGTCCGCCACAGGCCGTTGACAAAGTGTGTTCGAGCACACCACCCACCACGGGCCCGGATGGATTTGCCCAGCCAGAACTACCCATACCAGCACTCCGCCTGATCGTGGCGGCGCATTCTGAGTAGGAAACGATGCTGTGCCAAATCGTTTTCTTTTTGGCTCCCTGCTTATCCTGCTTTTACAGGGTTGGAGCTCATTCCCTGTCCGTTGTGGGTCAACGGTTATCGGTCCCGATTCCGGGGCCGCACGGGAATCCCAACAGGCGCTCTGGAGCGGGGAAGATTGGAGTCGAACCAATCAGCATAAATCACATGAACCTAGGACTGTGATGGACGCCAGCACCGGCTCCCCGCATATTTGGGGTTTAGGATTCACCCCGAACCGCACATCCCGTCTGGATTGGCCCGCCTTTCGGCGCTGGGACCGACAGTCATTTGCTCTACGTCCCCGGTGGTGGATGAAGCAGGATTCGAACCTGCGAGCCCGAAGTTTCACCACGGAGCTGAATCCGCCCAGCTTCTTCATCCGTCATAAGCTCACTCCTCATTATTGCCAACACGTAAAAGTTTTGGTTGGACTTTGCAATCAACTCGTTACTTTACGCCGAGGCACCGTTGGTTGGCCTGCGTAGCCGCAATGAGCAATTCCACACCTCACTCGTTGATTGGATGGCGTCCGGTTCGTGCTCTGCTATGCCTATCTCGTCACCATCTGCGTATGGCCTTACGCTGTCATGCTACGTTGTGAATCCAGCCTCACATGATAACCCACTATTACCGGCAGGGAAGCAGCTCCCCTATGTACGATAGCCGTCTTTTCGCCGTGTTTTTTCACTTCCTCGCGGCCAGAAACACGGAAAGGCATGGTCTGGGTGGGAAGATTCGAACTTCCGACCCCATGCTCCCAAGGCATGTGCGCTGCCGACTGCGCTACACCCAGATAAATGTTCAGTGGGCTTGGCCTTCGCCCTGTCCTATGAAGCCGCTGTTCCCCGACTAATAGCTGACTGCGTGCAGCAACGGGCCGCTCTGTCTCAAATCAGCGAGACGCATAGCCATGTCTCATCTGATTCCAGTCACCTCTTATCCTGCGGGTGACCTGCCTCGCCGGGGAACCGTCTCGTTAAATGCCTACTCCCCTAAATCCTGAAGCAACCACGATGTGTACGAGACAGGCATTGTACCGCAGCCTGGGGTTGAACCAGGATCGAGGGCGTTTCATCTGCATATACCCCTCCGAAAGCAGAAGGCTCTACCTTTGAGCTACTGCGGCTTATCTGTGCCACGGATTGACGCACCGTGGCATCAGCCTTGCGGCTGGCGTCGCTCCCTTAATGGGAACCCCAGAAGCTTTTCACTTTGACAGGAGCCTCAAACCTGCCGGACGGTCTCCTTCCCCGTAGGAGGTCGGGGCCGGCGCAGTCCGTCCGTAGCGCCGGTTATGAAGGCAATCACCGGATCACCTGCGAAACGCCCAGGCTTCAACTTACTTGTAAAGCGCCACCCAGCCTGGAACGGGGCGCTGTGGAGCTAGTGGCCGGCAACGATCCGGCGGCCTTCGGGGTACAAATCCGACGCTCTGCCAACTGAGCTACACTAGCATGAAAATAAAATCGGTCTTTGCTCTGCGATTTCGCTTGCTTTTCCCCGGTGACTTTGCTAAAATGAACGCAATGACCCCATGTATTTGCAAGTGCGTGGAATCATTACCGTCAGAAAGAGGGCCAACTCGTTTCTGACACCGCTGCCTTCAGGGGCCAACCTGGGGGCAGCTCTTTTTATGTACGGCGCTCTCGGCGCCGGATTTAACCATAAATGCTTCGGTACTCCTTGTATCTTCTCAGAAGATCATAGGATACGGATTTGGACATGCCTGAGACTTCCTGGATGAGTTCTACGTTGCATGGACGGCCCGCCTTTTCCAGCTGTCTTACCTGCGCGAACCAGCCAGAATACCGCAGGGCGGTCTCGGAGAGTTTTTTCTCTTCTCCGGTTTCCTCCCGGTAGAGCGCCGCCACCTTGGTAAGCTGGGACCGCATCGCATTCACAGTCAACGGCTCTCCTGCCGCCCCTGGCTGTTGGGTGAATTTCCGTAAGAAATACGGGCCTGTGCTGGCGTAATACATCAAACGATCTCCAGCGCATTGCCGTATCATTCGGTAGCGGCGAACCAAAGAAAGCAGGTAAACCGTCAACGGATACTGCTTACCTCGGATCACTAACCTGTCGCCGGATTCCACGACCTCTTCATCCAGCAGAAGCCTCGCATCCTCCATGGAGATCCCAAGGAACAATAGAAGACACAAGACACAGCCGGTATTGTTGCCATTGTCCCGGAATACGACCGACAGAATTTCTTCCAGCTCTTTGACACCTCCGAGGTAATTGCTTTTGATCGCCCGCCGCACCGGGACGCTGTCCGTTTTAAGGAACCTCGGATCTTTCAGAGAATCGCAAACCGGAAAGACTCTTCTTTGCTCAGCGCACCAGGCGGCAAAATGCCGCAGGGTGGACTGATACCGGGAAACGGTTTTCGTAGATTCCAGGCTCAGGTGGGAGAGCACCGCCAGCAGTTCGTCTGCCGATAACTGGAGAAATGACTGATCGAACAGTGTTCGTGCCGACAAGCCGACTCTGCGGAGGACCATTTTTGCTTGCTCTTTCTGCTGTCCGGACAATGTCTCAAGGAAATCGTCAATCGGTTTTGAGACACCGCACAGCAGAGCGTAGAGGTCTTGCAGCGTGTCATCCGGCAAGGCGGAGCAGGAAGCTCCGTTCCATATCTGGATGGCACTGGATCGTGGGATGTTATGCTGATCCGCGAATTGATAAAAGGATGCTTGAGAGACCTGGTCGAGCAGGAGCGCTTTCTCGATCTCCTGCTCGATGACGGCCCTTCGTTCATCACGCATTTCAGTTCACTCCTTTGACTTTACGGGTTTATTATATCATAGCAAACGCCAAAGTCAATAGTTTTTTCGTAATTTATGCGTGACTGGCAAAAAATTTTCAGATAATTGTTACCTGCATCGCCCAGGCTGTACCATCCTCTGAGATGGCGTAGACTCTGGAAAGAATCATATCAACATCAATTCCTCTCTTGAAATCCGGATACGCTGCGAGCACATCTCTTGGGAGTTTGCCAGGTTCGATATGTACGAGATCCTCGGTGTCCTCCGGCAAGGACAACTCGAACCACATACCGCTGCCTGTTCCTACCAACATAATAATCTTGACTCCTCCTCCAATCTCTGATATCATCATTATAGAACAATCGTTCGAGCATTGCAAGTTGGAAATTTCACCAAGATTTCTGGTAATCTTCGTGGCAATTAACAAGATTCTTGTTAATTTACCTTTGGAATCCCCCGGAGAAAGTCATTTGCCTCTTTCACGCGGGCAGTAAGCTTTGTTCGATCTTCCTCTTCGAACAGCTCGATTGCCTCCTCATAGCACTCCATGGCCTGCTCCATGGAGTCGCTGGCAGCTTCGGAGTCACAGTAACGGTCGGAAGACAGGAGATTTTCCGGCGTGTTTTCGCGGGTCTCTTCCTCCTCGTCCATGACGGATTGGAGGTCCGAGATCACCGCCTCCATCTCCTCGGAACATGTCGCCTTCTCGGCGGCGGCGATACAGGTGCGCAGGACTCTTCTTCTCATCTCATTCATAGGGCTCTCCTTTCTTGTGGGAAAACAGCTCATGGACGTCCACGTCCAAGGCATCCGCCAGTCGGCAGAGACAGGACACGGTGGGGCTGGTATCCCGGTTCTCGATCCGGACGATATGAGACTGACTGACTCCGGAGCGACGGGCCAGCTGCCAGGTCGAGAAGCCTTTTTGTGTTCTGATTTCATAGAGGAATATCCGCAACTTGCATCACCGGCGTTAGCTTTCCCTGTGATACAAATTCTAACAGATCCCATGATGCTTATGTGGGTCATTTGACAAAACTCAACAAAAATTTGCGTTGCTTTGCGAAATATTTACGCAGTTTCCACAGCGACATGATATGGTTTACACTTCCATTTTCATCTGCTCGTAGCGGCTGCGAGGCTTTTTCAAAAGCCAGACGAGCATTTCCCGGTCCACTTTTTCTTGGGCCCCGTTAATGTTCCGCTGTACGGCGTAGGAAAGCATGGCTCGAAGGTGAATGACCGCCTGCCGCCGCTGACGGGACGGGCGGTTTTCCGTTGCGTACTTCCACATCCTGGCCGGGGTAACACGGGCGAAGTCATTGGTGCCGATCTCCTGAAGGAAGGCGCCGAGATCCACCTTGTAGGTCGCCCTGCTGGCAGGAGACAGATGCTCCATGAAGGCGTCATAGTATTTCTGATTGCCGGGGGAAATTTTGAATGCCTTGTACGGCATGGACATCCGCTCCTTTCTGTGGTATGATAGGGGTACTTGAGAGAAAGAGGGGCTTAGGATGGAAACGGAAGCGGCGGCTGAGGTCCGGCAGTGTCAGAACTGCTGGTACTTCTGCCCGGAGCACGGGCGGGAATACGGATGCCGGAATCTGCGGGGACTCCTTTCGGCGACCGAAATGGATTCCTGTGAGTGCTGGGCGGATCAAAGCGAGGAAGATTGAAGAGGAGCGGGGCATCAGCCCCGCTTCTTCTTTTCTACCTCTTGTTTCCAATCGTGATATGCGAACCCGAAAAAGCATGCCATGAGGACGACATTCAAAGCCGCGCTCCAATTCTTACCGGCAGAGTAATTGATGGTCATTAGAGGCACCTGAATGCAGCCCCAACCGATGTTCCAATATAAAGACTTCAACGCTTCTCTCCTCGTCAAACAAGAATTTTATATGTTTTGTTGAAGCCACCACAACACCTCGCCCCGATCATCCTGCATCCAAGCAAGGTGTTTGCGGGCCCAGTCAGCCAAGAAATCAGCGAGCTCTTCGTCGCTCATGTGGCGGATCTTGTCAGCGTTGGTATCTGCTTTTCGCCATGGAATATAAGTAGAACAAGTTGGGACGACGTATTCCTTATATTGGGCACAATCTGTGTAGTAGCGGCAATCAAGACACGTTTTCACTTCCGCCCTCCTCCTTATCGGTCTCTCTTGGAACAGAGCCAGAGCGAGACCTCGTTGGTGTCGATATCAACGCCGGTGCCAATGACATCGAGGCTAGCCATCTTCCAGCCAGCAGCAATCCTGACTTCGATTTCATCGGGATACTCGGTCAACTTCTCTTTGAGCTCTTTGACTGTCATTTATTCACCTTCCTAAAAGGAAGCTCTACACATTGGAAGCCCGCAGCTTTAGCATGGCCTCCGCCACCATACTTCTTGCAAATGCCAGAAATATCACAAGTAGTTGAGTACATACTGATTATCCATTTCTGTCCATTAAAAGCGAAGGGCATAAACGCATCGTATTTGCCACCAGGAATGCTCTTAAAGTATTCACTGTTGCAGTTCCCGAGATTGACCGCATAGCACTTCAGACCTTCGAACTCTACTTCAAATCCAAAGCGAGCCAGAAGTCCCTTCGCCCAGCCATCCCGATACTTGATCATGATTGCCCCCTCGTGAATCATATCGGCCTCGGCAGAATTTCCAGACTGTGTTTCACTGAAAAACCGATTCCATTCTTTCCCTTCAGGAGCGAAATCATAAGAATTAAACGCCGTAATAAAGTTCCGCGTCTGGTCACCGAACTCGAATTTCCAGACATCCCAATCAGCGATCAATCTGGTAAACATCGGAGCATCTTTGGTCAGAGAAATATCAAATGGCTTAATGTCACCAACACCACGATCAGTCATGTGATGCAGATAACAATAAGTCAGCATGCAACCGGCAATACCGTCGTAACGCACGCCACGAATATCACACTCGAAACCTGCATACTTTTCGATAGCTGTCTTGTGATGATCAATCCAGGTGACATCCTTCGTGATCTTGAGAAGTTTTCTCATCTCATCGGGAGAGATCGAGTAGTCGACAATGTAGATCTGCTCGTTTGGGGCGATGGTTTCAATAGGAAAGTGTCTCTCGTAACTCATTTCAATGAACTCACACATCGTCCCATGCTCTGTCACCGCAGCGCTCAGGCCCACCCAAAACCCTGCGCATTTGCCATCCGCATCGTTATGATAAAAACATTTCATTCTTTCACCTCAAAACTCTTGGTATGTACGTCCGGGTCTCCATTGACTTTTCGACCTTGCGGGTCTTGCCGAGCGTTTCCCGGAACTGATTGTAGAGGCTCTTTCCCCTATCAGAATACAGAAACTGCATCAATGGCTCCAGGACCTCGATAGTATCTTTACATTCCCTGCGGGATTGGCGACATTTCATGAGCTGCGTTGCCACCTTAGCCCGCTCTTTGTAGTCCAGGCCGTCCAGCTCCAGCTTGTGGAGGTAGTCCTGGGTAAGATCGTCCATCCGCTTCATCTCATCGTAGTTCCAAATGTAGTCCTTCTGGGCTTCTTCCAGCATCCGGCAGAAGTCAGAGATCGTTTCAGAAAACTGAGGGGCTTTTTGCTTTCCCATTCAGCACCTCCTCTCCGGCCTTGAAGTTGTAGACCGGCTTGATTACCGATACCACATCGACAGTGGGACCAATATTCTGAAGAATACTCTCCATACTTTTGTAGGCCATCGGACATTCATCCAGTGTGCTGGCACTGACGGAGGTAGTATAAATTCCATCCATGGACTGCTGAAACTCCGCTACGGTAAACGCTTCCTTCGCGGCAGAACGGCTCATCAGGCGGCCGGCACCGTGCGGAGCGGAGCAATTCCAATCTCCATTTCCTTTGCCAACACAGAGCAGGCTTCCATCCCGCATATTGATGGGGATCAGCAGGGTCTCGCCATCCTGTGCGGATACGGAACCCTTACGCAGAATCATGTGATCCAGGTCGATGTAATTGTGAACAGTAGTGAATTGATCGTCTTCGTTCAGCCCCATGCCATCCAGGATAACATCCGTCATCGCCTGCCGGTTGAGGTGCGCAAACGTTTGAGCGATTTGCATATCGTGCAGATACTGCTCCATGAGCTCACCCTCTGCGTAGGCGAGCTGCTCCGGAATCCAAGGCTTTTCCGCCTTCATGGCCTGCAAGACCGCCTGGATTTCACGCTGGCGGCCTTCCTTCTTGAGCTGCTCGATAACAGCTTGAGTCTCTCCCGGCCTCCGGGTCAGGTCCTTGAACGCTGCCTTCTGATAGTAGGTGGCAATTTCCACACCGAGATGGCGGCTGCCAGAATGAATGACCAAATACAGGTCGCCTTCCGGATCGCGGTCTACTTCGATGAAATGATTGCCTCCGCCAAGTGTACCAATGCTGCGGTAAGCCCGATCAATATCCACATGGTCGGCGCAGTACAAATCATTCAGGTTGACCCTGGCGGCGTAACGGTGAGGGTCTTTACGGATAGCAAATCCAGAAGGGATAGACTGGCGAATCAATCGATCTAGTGCCTCGAAATCCACGTGCGTCTCACAGAGTCTCGTGGTTTCCATTCCGCAACCGATATCGACGCCCACCAAGTTTGGGCAGACTTTATCGGTAATCGTCATGGTAGTGCCAATCGTGCATCCGGCGCCGGCGTGGATGTCCGGCATCATCCGGATACGGCTGCCCTCTGCGTAGGACTGATTCAGCAGACTGATAACCTGTGCAATAGCCTTCTCGTCTGCCATATCGGCGAACACTTTTGCTGTGGCAAACTTGCCTTGCAATTCAAACATATTTTACCTCCTTACTCTGCCCGGAAACAGTAGAAATCCTCACAGGAGCCGCACCACTCGGCGATCTCCCGGTGCTCTTGGTCATGATGGCGGAGGCAGTCGATGGGGCCGCCCCGAATCAAATGCCCGTCCTCGGCGAACCAGCGCTCATGGACGGCGAAGGCGCAGAAATCACAGCAGGGTTCACACCCTGGACCGCAAAGCTTCATTCAGTCTCCCTCCTCGGTTGCCGCAGCCACCAGACTTCATGTTCGATGGCCTCGTCGTAGTCGGCAGAGTCAAACCGTTTCCCGTCACTGGTGAGCCAGAATGTATAAGGAAATCCATCAATGGGGTTTTCATCCCAATCATACTCTACGGTTTCTTCCTCGCACATCTGAACTAAGTGTTTGGCAAAATCATAGTCGGAAAGGCTCTCCAGATAACGGCGGTTTGTCATGCCGCCGTAGCGAGGGTCCTGAAAGCCGCAACGGCATCTCCCCTCTGTCTTAGCGGGGTTATCGACTTCTGCCCTGCACTTCGGGCAGACATAGCTGTCAGCGTTGTCGATCCAGTTCAGAAGGTCAGCCATCTTAAACTCCTAACACCGCCACGAAATTCATATTTCATAAGTTTTACTCCAGATAATCGTCGTAGATTTGAAGGACGTTACTACGAGGATAGAGAATGATTGGATGATCGACATCGTTAGCGAACGCCATAAGCTTCGCCACAGAAGGCAGTGTGATGGAGATTCCATCCGGAGTGGTCTTCGGTTCGTATTTGAAAACGACCGGGTAATAATCTGCCAAGTTTTCAACAGTAATCCGGGTCCCAAGCTTTACGCTTTCCAGCTTATATTTCATATGTATCACTCTCCATACTCGAAATCCAACTCGCAAAAAGTTCCCATCCAATGGGGACAAATCATATCCGGTGCTCTGCACGGGCCGTGCCCATATTCGCACATTGCTATCACTCCTCCAAAGCAATATCAGGGATCTCCTCGACCAGGTCTGCGCCATCCATTTTGCAGGACAGTTCCTCGTGGAGCTGCTGAAAGAATTTGTCCCGGCGTTCCAATTCTTCCTCTGTCGAAGGAGAAAGCTGCACATAATATCTGAGGGCATCGTACCGTTTTTTCGCCTCTCGATCCCTCGGCCACAACACAACACGTTGCCACCAATGGAGTGTCACGCCAAGAATATCTTCGATCCAGAGTTTCTTCATAGTCACATTCCGTACATCCGACCGTTCCAGTAGCCGAGGGCATACTCCATCACCAAGGCCACGACGGCAAGGCCAAGGACAGCCCAACAGTTCCACCGGGACGCAATCGAGCATCCTAAAAGGCAGGTCACAAACGGCGTAGCGATTTTCAAAACAGTCACACTACTCTCCTCCCGTAAAATCAAGCTTTCATTTCGGCTCGGCGTCGGCGCAATAGAATGTTTTCCGATCCAGAGGAACCGAGCCGGCATCCTCCAAGAAGGATTGCGTGAGGCAGGCGTCGTTGTACTTGCAACCCTCACAGCGAGTAACCAGAACAGCGTCAATGGTCGGTGCGTTATCGATGGCATTATGAATCAAACGGATCGCCGTGCCGCCTGTCACAGCCCAGTTCTCATCCTCCGGATCGTAAGGCTTGACGCGGGCCAAAGCGTCATCCGCGTCAATGATCCTCATGGGTCTCCTCCTTCGGCTCGCCCCGGCTACAAAAGTCATTGCTGGCACGCCAGAAGCCATCGTTGGTGCGAAGGCAGACCATGGCGTCATCCGGCTTGCTGTCCCAGTCGCCATATTTGCAGTCCTTGCAATGAGTGACCTCTACCAGATCCTTGGCCTGGCCGAGGCCGACGCCGTAGTCCTTGAGCTGCTGAACGGCAAGATCTCTTTCCCAGGCGACTTGCTCGTAGACACCGGCAGGGACAGCATCTACGGAAGGCAAGTTCTGGGCGTACTCCAACACGGCCTCGACACCGAAGATGTAATGCTCGTTCCCGTGCTCCTTATCGTAATGGTCCTTCCGAATGGGGAAGTCCATCAGGGCGTCAAGGCTGATCATTTTAGACATTCTTTGTTCCTCCTAGCAACTCACGTTGGGCCGCATTCACTTTGTTCGGGTTCAGACCGCCACAGACCGGGCAGAAATTGAATTGTTCTACCGGAGGATATCGGTAATAGCCTCCGGCATTATGGATATGGGCGTACTTCCCGTTGTCAACTTTTGCGGAAGACTCGCTCCAATCCCAAAGGGAGCAAAAACCACACGTCATCTCTCAGCTCCGGACTGCGGGACGATCCCAGACGGGGCACTCACCCTTACCCTGCTCATAACGAAGCATCGCCATGCTATAAGCAAGGTTTTCCCGCTTCCAAGCGGAGACCTCTTCGTCCGTCGTATCCGACAGCAGGAACATTGCCCGGTCCAAAGCCCAAAGTTCATCACTGTCCTCCGTCTTCTGAGACATCGCATAAAGGATTTCGTAAGCCTTATCATTCATGTTTGCCATTGTTGTTACCTCCATAAAACGTAGGTTTGATAAAAGAAAAAGCGCTGGAATACTCCAGCGCTTTTGGGTTATTCGGTTTTACTCGGAGACCTTTTCAATCTCAGACAACTCGTTTTTGCCCAATGGATAGA